GTCTACATTCGTGCTTACCATTACTCTTAATCCTACAATTTCCATAACTACTCCACTCCTTACCTTTTCACTAGAAAAGTTAGGGATAGAACTTCCTTTTTCATCAATTAAATATACTAGCATACTTTGGTAATCTAATGGAGATAATAATAAATATGCTCCCTCGGGATCATACCCGTCTATTCTAATATCTTTCTTTGCTACTAATAAATCTTTAATTATTTCTGCACTTCCGGGCGTGCCCCAAACGGCTACGGCTGCATTGCTGTTACCTGTGTTAGCACTCGCAACATCATAAACTCTTTTATCTACTTGTCTTGCTACTGCCCTTACTAGATCTCTTACGTTTGTTCCTAAAATATCTATATCAGTATCTTTAATATCTTCCATAGAAATTGTTGGACTTTCAACAAAGTATTTTCTTACATAAGAAGTTTGCCTTGTCCAACTTTGCTCTACAACGGTTGGTAGAGCTCCGAACGCTGTGTTTGCTATTTGAGAAGTTGTTATTGCTGTGGTATCTACACTATCTAAAAAACCACTTGTTTTTTTATACCAACGAATTTCCCTTGCCGAAGTTGAACTTACAGAACATATACCTTTGAAAACATTTGCTTCATCTGCAAATCCTTTCGCCAACTTATCAATATCAATTCCCCGTATTGTGCTTTCTCCACTGGTAGCCATTTTTAAGTTTCAGGACTTCCCCCAATTCCTACATTTACTAAAACCATTCCCGTTTCTCCGTCTGCAACGGTTTCTAGTGAAATTCCAAAAACTGCGGAAGCGTCTGCTGCTGCGGTTGCTGTAATAAATTCGTTTGGGTTAGATCCGTCCGCCATTACTCCCGCTCCTACTGCTACGGTTCCGTCCGATAACATTTTAAAAATTCCTCTCATATAAACGGGTATTTTCGTAATTCCGTCATCTGCGATTTTCTCGGCTCCCGCTATTCCCGCTATGACATCTGCCGCTCCGTCTGCTAGTGCTACGGTCATTGGATCAGTTAGTTTAAGAAGTGCTCCTTTTGCTATTCCCGTTCCGTTTGCGCAAGTAAAGGGTATAGGTAATTCTAGTTCGTGAATTAATGTTGCTTCGTTAGCCATAATAAAACGATATTAACTCTATATATAAATCTTTCGAAAAAGTGGTGATTACTTATTCTTCTCAATTTTAATAATTTCTTCTGCTTTTTTGATTATAACTTCATTAAGTATAATCATTCTCCGTGCTTGTTCTATCTCTTTTGTTGCACTTTCTTTAATAGTGTTCCACGCACTCTCTTCTTTTGTTCCCACTTTTAAACCAATATCTTCTTCCATTATAAAGAGTTAGACATAACCTTTTTAGCGTAATCTTCGGGTGTTTCTTCTGCTGGTTTCTCGGGCTCTTGCCCCGCGTCTGCTTTCCCGCCTAGTTGTTGCCTAGCCATTAGTTCCTCTTGTCTGTTTAATAGTTCCTCTTGCTTTTGGTTTGCTTCCTCTAATCTTTCTGCCGTTCTCGTAGCGTTCTCAATAAGAGTGCTAGATTGTGGCTCTTCTTCTGTGGTTTCTTTTTCTTCTTCCATTGTAATACTTACTTATTAAGGTTTATAAATCTACCCCCATAACTCGTCCCTTATTAAATCCAAAGATCTTTGGACTTGTTCTGCATTCCTATCTAATAATTTCACATAAGGCATAGTTTCGGGGTTTTTGTTTGCATTTGACGATATAAAACTTCTTGTCCAATTAACCGTTTCTTGTGTTTCTTCAAATAATTCTTGGGCTTTTTCTATGGGCATTCCGTCTTTAACTGCCCATTTTAAATTTTTAACATACATTGCCCCCCCCGTTAATACATTATCCGACGCTAACCACATCATTTGAGAATTAGTGCCCATAGCTCTCAATCCCAAGTAAAAACCCCCCGTTCCTATTATTGCTCCCTTTCTTGAAAAGGTAAATTCTTTTATCGCTTCTATGGGCGTTCTTTCCAACTTGTTCCAAAGTTTTAAAGCCAAATCATCATTTATTCCAAATTTCTTCTTCCACGCATTTGTAGTTCTAATTTTATCAAACTCCCTAGAATGTTTCCCTTTAATTAATACTGCCGCCGCGTCAGATCTACTTAATTTATCTAAATTTACTTTTCCACTTCTTGATAAAAACGCCTTTGCTCCCGAAGAAGATAATTTTGTTATACCCGCCGAACTTCCTAAACTTATAAGATCCATATGTGCGTCCGCCATTGCTAATTGATCTCCTCTTGTTATAGGAATTTGGATCATTTCCCCTGTTGGCGAGCCGTCTATAATTTGTTCTACTTCTTGATATCCTATAATTGCGTTTGGATCACCCCTTGCATTATCAACAAAAGTTTTTTTAGCTTCTTCTGTTTCTACTCTATCTTGTTCTTCCAATTTAATTCTTTCAGCTTCTTCTTTTTGTTTTTTCTCATCTGCTAATTCTTTTTCTGCCGTTTCTCTTGCGGTTATCTTTCCCTTTTCAATATCTATAAATTTTCTAACTTCTGCTCCACTTTCTTTATCGTCTTTCTTTTGTTCTTCTAAATTTACCCGCTTTCGTTCTGCTTCTTGTCTGCCAAATAATTTTGGATCTTCTTTTGCGGGTATCACTACTCTGCCCTTCTTAAATATAACCTTTTTCCCTTTATTTTCAGCTTCTCTTCTTTTCTTTATTCTTTCGGCTCTTTCTTGTTGCAATTTTCTTCCCTCAGGTGTTTGTTGAAAATCTGCCCTTTCTTTTAATGTGGGTTTCTTCTTTTTGTTTTTTTTGACGGTTATACTTACCATTATTTAAGTTTCTTTTCAATTACTAATGTTAGATCTTGAACTACTCTAATTAACTCTTTCATTGTTTTCCCCCTTTCTATTAATAAAAATATTGTTATTGCTATTGGAAATCCTAAACTTCCTATTAAACCTATAAACTCTTGTTCCATTATTGCCCCGCTCCCGCTGTTGTTTCGTTTGGTTGTATATTCTCTGCTCCGTCTTTTGCTTTATCGCTTAACATCTCATTTTCTAAACTTGCGGGGAACTCTAACTCTATACTTATTCCTAGTTGATGTATTATTTGTTCTTCAATAAATAATTGTTCTTCTTCAATATTTTGCTGGAACGCCAAATATGCTATCTTTGCACTTGCTTCCGTAAATTCTCCACTCCCCCCGAGAATTATTTGAGGAACTCCAACGGCTTCGTAAAAGAAATCTCCTTGTTGATCTATCCACGCTTTCGGATCTAATGTTGAGTTTGGAGCAATAGACATTTGTTCAGGAACTACGGCGTCTTTTGGTATATAAATATTTTCCCCGTCAGCATAAGCTTTATCCATTTTTGTTTTAAAGCTTGCTATCTTCGCTGTGTCATCGGTATCTAAATGAAAAATATATCTTGGTTTCATATACCGATGCATCATTTGCTTATAATCGCTTATCGCCTCATTACGTGCTAGTATAATATTTTCTACACTATCAATAACAGAGCTCCCGTGTATTTGATCTGCTATCCTGTTCCTTGCTAAATGAAATATATCTCTTGGGTTAAATTTCTTATTGTTCTTTTTTATTCTTGATGTTTGTTCGTATCTTAAAATCACTCCGTTTCTTCCCGCGATGATAACTATTGTTTGAGGATCTAATGGTTTTAGATTAATTATATTATCTTCATTATCTCTCATAATCTCACAAAAACTATCTCCCCCTATGTAATATGTTCTGATCATATTTTCTAAAATTGTGTTAAATGTATCTTTCCCAAATCCCCTTATAAAAGCTAATAATAATGTAGTTTCGGGATCTGCCTTAAATCCTTTTCCTATTGTCCAAGTTGCTTTCGCGTTTATACAGGCGTTTAACTCTGCAATTTGTTTGAAATATCCGTATTGTTGTGTCCAATTAGCATTTGTGTATCTTGTTTCTTTTTGATCTGTTGCGTTGTCTATGCTCTCGGGATTTACAGAATAATCTTTAACTGCGTTACTTAAATTGCTTGCCTCTGCGTTGTTCATATTTAATTCTCCCATTTTATAAATCTAAATCAAAAGGCACATAAAATCTCATTTTAGTTTCTAATATTTCATTTTCACTACTTCCGTCTCCCGATCTCCCTATGGGATCGTGTCCTACATATCTTCCCGAACCGTCAGCCCCGCCCGATGAAGAAATTGTAACATTAAT